GCCTAGCCTTTTGTAAGTCGTTGGTGTTCAAAGAGAAATACTTTAAGATATTTCTTTACATATCTTTAGGGTATGTTTAACTAGTCCTATGAAACAAAACCTAGTTGGATATGCGAAGGCAATCAGCGAGGCCACGGGCATTGTTGATATGCCGAAGCTCGGAATGGTGGAGAACTATATGCGGAATTGTTATTTCAATTCCACCCTCGATTGGGTTGATGCGAAGACATTCAACAAAGCCGCCAAGGAATCTGCCATCGAACTTGAAATGCTGAATTGGCAATTCATCTAAACCAAAGAAAGGAACCCTATTAACACAACTGAAAAAACGCGGTGGTTGGTAGCGGTGAAACTTCCGAAGGCGAAAGCCCTTTGGATGAAAACCAGAGGCTATAACAAAAACGAAGTCTTTGGCTTCCCTACAAAAAAGGATGCCAAGGATTTTATATTTGATGTGACTCCGCACGGGGTCGAGTGCCTCATTGCGAAAGCCTAAACAACGAAAGGAAATCCTAAAATGAAATACCTAAAACTCTACATCGCAGTAATGGTCGGCATCCTTGTCGGCCTTGGCCTTGGCGATTGGCTGGAACTCCTCTTGACCAAGTGAACAAGCAATTCGTTTACAGAACCAAGCGGAAGGACGGAACGATTTGGTATTTGGCAAAATCGTTTGGATTAGCTTATTGCACAAATGAAATTAGCAAAGCCTTGCGCTTGCCTCTTAGAAAAAATGGCAAACCTCATTGGCCGTGGAAGAATAAGGCTTGGGAAATATTTGAGCTTCCCAAGGCAACACAATGACCGAGAACTACCACATCCTAGTCGATCAGTTGATGCGCCAAGGGATGACGGAGGAAGATGCCTTGGCTTATGCCGACAGGGAGTTTGATGTTGTAATGGTGAGGCACAAAGAAAAAGAAGATTTTTCTTTACCTCGCTCCCCCATCCCTTAAAATAAGCAAAGTGAAATCCTCGCTTCTCAAAGATCATCCGGCAAGACCAGTTGGAGCCGCCGAAGCCCCCTGGTCGGAAACTTACAAGGATTGGGCGATTGAACCGAAGGCGAACGGATGGCGTGGTTGGTTCGATCAGCAAGAAGGAGTCGGCTACAATCGCCACGGCAAGGTTGCATCGAATAGCGGACTGATGGCGAAGCGACTTGCCGGGTGCGGAATTAAATCTCGGTGGGTGGACTGCGAGATTATGGGACAGCGGGAGAAGGTCGGCGTGGGGACGGTGATCGTGATTGATGCCTACGATCCCGACAATCCCAAACCCTATGCCCAACGCATGAAAGAGATTGAGCATATTGAGCCAGCAACCTTCGCCCTTCGGACTAATGCCCTGCTTCGGATGCCCCGCCTAGCCCATCATAAAATTAAAGCAATATGGGATGAGATGAACTTCCAGAATCGCGGCGGGTTAGTTTGGGAAGGGTTTGTAATGAAGAAGGATGACCGCTATCCCGCCATCCCCAATCCTTCTTACTGCTCCTTGGCTTGGCACAAGTGGAGAATCCTATGATTGAGGCCATCCTTATTTTTTTTCTTTGCTTCCTTTGGTTCGGCGGCAAAGCCTTTATCCAATACCTTGAACAGAGAGACTACGAGAGGCGCAGGTTTTATCTTATGGTTGCTGAGGAGCTAGATCGTTTGGACAAGATAGCCGAGGAAACCAAGCAATCGGAACGGCGTTCCCGCAACCCTTCGATTTGGGAGATGCGAAATTGAAGATGTCGAAGTTCGAGTTCCTATGGAAAGTTCTTAACGGGCCGGAGCTTCAAAAGGAATATCGCTTCGAGCCTAGCCGGAGATGGCGGGTCGACTATTTCGCAAATGGGGTTGCTGTGGAAATCGAGGGAGCGATTTGGGTTCAGGGTAGGCACACTAGGCCAAGCGGATTTATGAAGGACATCGAAAAGTACAACGCCCTTTCCCAGAAAGGCATCTTGCTATTTCGAGTCCCCGCCCATCAGATCACCGCCAAGTGGATTGAGCCTATAATAAAAACAATGAAAGGAAAACCATGAGCGCACGAACGGATGGAGCTTGGAATGAATTAAACGCCAACTCATATCGGCGGCAGGATTTAGAGGAACAAATGATGCAGAGTAAGAGCGACACCTATTGGATTCAAAAGAACTTCGGGGAGCATATTAAAATGACGGGGCGGCTTCTTCTCGCTCGCAACGCTGATGAGTTTCTTGCGGAGATCGACAGGCAGAACAAAAAAATAAAGGAGGAACACACACAATGAACTATGACACACAAATCGTTTCCACAGAAAATGGGAACGGAGTTGGCAGGCATTTAAGGCAGGCAACGGATGTTGCCGGGGCTTGCAGAGAAATAGTAAAAGCAACCGCCCAGCAAATCGGCAACGGGCGACATGTGCGGGTGGAGGGCTGGCAATCCATCGCCGTAGCGCATGGGTGCGTAGCTTCCGCCCGTGATGTTGAAAGGGTAGAGGACGGCTTTCGTTGCATAGGCGAGGTTCGCCGGATGGACAACGGCCAAGTCATCTCAACCGCCGAGGGCTTCCTTGGCGATGATGAGGATATGTGGGCAAAGCGTCCGACCTACGCTCGGCGGGCGATGTGCCAAACTAGAGCAATCAGTCGAGCTTGCCGTTCGGCCTTCGCCCATGTCGTTGTTCTGATCGACAAAAACTTATCCACAACCCCAGCGGAGGAAGTTCCGTTTGGTGGATTCGATGATGCCAAGCAACTCAACGGCCACAAATATCAGGAGCCAAGCCCTGCCGAGGCAAAAGAAATCGCGGCACAACTGGTTGCGGAAAAGACAGCCCCCGACTCCGAGATCAAAGACATGACGGTAAGTTTTGGCAAATACAAAGGCCAAACCGTTCGGCAGATTGCTAGGTCTTCGGATGGTTTCTCCTGGTTGATGTGGTTGAATGAACAGCCCCTAAAGAACGCTCCCGATGGGCAACCGTATAAAAAGGATGTGGCACTTCGGGCGGTGATTCGAGCCGTTCTAGCCGAGGATAAAGGCGATGAAATCCCCTTCTAATTTTTTAGAGGAGTTCGACAAACACCTTGCCGAACTAGCCGCATCGGTTGCCCAAAATGAACGGGCGGCGATAGCGGAACTGGTTCAGCAACTTGCGGATGCCGAGGAAGACCCAACCAGAAAGGATTTATTAAATGATGTGGTTGTTGCGATTCGCCGGATGCCTTACAAAAAATATAACTAAAAACAAGGAGCTTTATGTTAGAAATCTTTTTAGACTTAATAAGGCTAATGGTAGTCCTAGCTTTAGCCGGGGGATTTATATTCGGAGGTATGGTTGGCTTGGTTCTGCTCGTCGGGTGGGTGTGGGACAAGATCGTGAGGTTGTTCAGTGAGCGTTAAGAGGCTAACCTATCTCAAACAACTTCTTAAATATACAACGGCACGCCTCAAGGAAATGCAAAAGGAATGGAGCCACGCACAACACAAATCCTATAAGGATGTTCTGCACCACGCAGACTTGGCCGTGGTGGTGGCGAAGGAACTTCTGGAGCGGGCCAAGAAATATCAGAAGCGGGATTTGGAGAACGGAAAAAAGTGAAGTTGCCTTGGCTTAAGTTCTATCCCTCTGATTGGCTTTCGGATGAAGCCTTGCGAGGTTGCACCCCGGCGGCAAGGGGGCTTTGGGTCGATATGATTTGCCTAATGGCAAAGAGCAAAAGGCACGGGTATTTGCTGGCCGGAGACAAGCCAATGACGGCTGAACACCTAGCCCGAATCTTCGGCCAAAGTCTTGAAACAACCTCCGACTTGCTCATTGAATTGGCACAAGCTGGCGTGTATTCGATAGCCGAAGATACCATCTTTTCACGGAGAATGGTGAAGGATGAGGGAGGTCGCAAGTCAAACAGGGATAGGGTCTTACGCTGGCGTAATGCGAATGTAACGGAAATGAAACGCTTTTGTAACGGAAATGTAACGGGTCAGAAGCCAGAGGCTAGAGGCCAGAGGCTAGATATAAAGAGAGAGAGGGCGCAAGTGCGCCCCTCGCTCGCGCAATGGTCGGATTACGCAAAGAGCATCGGTTGGGTTGGCAAAGATGTTCAAGGAGCCTTCGATCATTATGAGGCGAACGGATGGAAGGTCGGAGGCCGCGCCCCGGTAAAGAATTGGCAAGCCGCCGCCAGGAATTGCTTTCGTAGAAACCAAGTAAAGCCAATTCAAATTCAGAAAATACAGCCAAAGCCTCAACCCATATCGTCTTGCGAGTCCCCGCCCCTTTACCGCATTATGGGATTTTCTAGTTTTTCCGATTGGCAAGCCGCCGGGAGTCCATCGTGAGCCTCTATAAAGCCTTTAATGCGTCTTGTGAAAGGGGCTTTGTTCCCTTGCGGAAAGAATGCTACAAAACCTTATCCGAGGAGGCCGCAGAGTTCTCCAATAGGCAAAGGCTGGATGTTTTAGAACCGAAACTTTCAAGAATCGAGGTTTTGGTTGAAAGATTGTGCCAAAAGCCAGAAAATGATGCGACA